CACACCTTCATTCTCTAATCCAAGCTCTTTGAATATCGGTGTAAACAATTCTAGAGTTTCTTGATCAAGTTCGACGCCCTCTCCCATTTTAAGGTCATACTTCTCGGGCACCCCTTCTATCGGCTTATCAGTTGCGTCAGTCCCGTCATCATTCTTGCCGGGATCCTTTGGTTCTGCATCGCCTTTTTTCCCTAGCAGCGTTCCTTCTTCTGGATCCGCTAAAGCTGGATCCGCTGGAGCTGGATCTGTTGGTGTAGGATCTACTGCTGGAACTGCTGCTGGATCAACTGCTGGCACTACGGGATCTTGTGGAGTGTCCGTAGGCGTAATAGGTTCTACCATTATTTTTTCTCCTGTAAGTTCTTAAAGCTCTTAATCTCAGAATAGTTCTCATTCATCATCTGAGTCAAAGCTTCGGGCTTCGCTTCCATTAGATCTCTTAAAACAACAAGACCAATGTTGCGAGCTCCTTCATTAAAAAACGTGGTACTGTTCCCTGTGAAAGATGTTCTCCATACTCCGGCTTCTTTAAGCACGAAAAAGTAGAACCTCCGGCCTTCGGGAAGGCTAACAATTTTACAGATGTCATTAAGATGTCTGCGCCTCTCTCTCTCAATTCGATCTTTTTCTTCTTGCTGTTTCGTTAAATCTTGGAATTCGCTCATTGTTCCATCCCTTCGGTAGCTCTAGAAAGCATATTATCGTCATCCAGCTTTGCTTGGGATGCTGTTTTCATTGCGTCAGCTCCTTTAGAAGCCATTTCCATTTGCTGAGCAACTTGCTGCTGCTGAGCTCTACCTTCTCTGATCTGAGCAACAACTTTTTGTTCCACAATAAGTTTAGCCGGCGTACCTTCCATCTTCGCGACTTCCCTGATTGCTTCATCTATATCATAAACGTCTCCAGCATCTTGTTTGATCGCGCTTACTCCATTAATAAACCCAATTACGCGGCTGATAGATTCAATACCAACAGCTTTCTGAGCTTGCGCAAGAATTGAGACGTATTCAATTTTTATTTCTGCCCCTTCCATTTCCTCTGGTGGAGGCGGAAGCAGAAAGTTTCTTTCCATAATTCCGTAAATACGTTTAACAAACGGATCTAACATTTCTTTCTGTAACTTCTCTAAAACTGGCCCCATCATTAAAATCTTTTCTTGCTGACGTTCAGCAACTTCCGTCGCCGTCATATTAGACTTATCGAAATTAATCATCATTAAAAACAAGTCAACAAAAAAGTCCTTGTTAATTGACGTCTTTAGTGATTCAATAAGCTCTAAGAAAGATTCTAAATTAGCATTTACTTGGTATGCAGGCCGGATCCCGGCGTTCGGTAGCGTAGAGGAAGAAGTGGTAACTCCACCCGGAAGAAGATCCACCATCCCATCAACAGAAGAATCCTTCTGCATTGGCGGGTTGTGGCTCTTCTCTTGAGCAAGAAGTTTATCCAGTTGGGTTTTTTGCAGCTGTTTGACATTACCAAGCAAATGCCATCCCGGGCCGTATCCATAAATCATATCGGTGGTGATAGTGTCCCATCTTGGAGCTATTACAGGAAACTCTTCAAATCCTCCAACTTGAAGAACTTCTTCCCCAGTCCCACTCTCCCAATATACAGACCTGAATGCCATATTCTTTACCCCGATCTCGCCTTTAATTCTTTTATCATTAGGCTCAATCAAGTGATACACATCTATCCAAACGTCAATATTATTTGTGTTATAACTATTCTTAACTGTATCTGAACAATTATCTAACCCAAACATATTTACCATCTGTCCTACTGTCATCTTCATCTTTCTTGCAAAAGAGTCTACTACACCTTTATCATTAATCCCAAGAGCATATTCGCCAATCGTGAAAGATCTTCCCCTGATAACATCTTCATAATCTTCAAGAAAAATAGCTGCCGCCGTACCAAAATCTCCTATCTCTTCATACATCTGATAAAAGACTCCGTAGATGTTGCTGGCATTACAGATCTTCAACATACTCTTCTGCGTTTCGTCAAGCCACATCTGGACAGGAGGAAGGTTGGCTAATGCGTCATCGTCAATCGACAACTTAAACCACGGACGAGTTGGAGACGTCATCCCAGATTGCATACCACTAGCAAGAATCCTACTTGCTTGGGTAGCGTGCCCATCTAGAATAACTGTATGATCAATCATCTTCCCGCGATTAGGAACGTCGTCAAATCTTCCTCTTGTAGGATTAATATACTTAGCGAGCTCTTTCCACGCAGCTGTCCACTTATTAGCTTCCAGCCACATTTGGTTATACCTCTTCTGCAAGATCTCTTTGTTATCAAAAGGTATCTTCACGTTAAGCTCCTAGTTTAGATTTACCAGACAATGTTTGTGATGCAAGATCAGCTCCGGATCCAGTAAGACCTCGCGCTGATGTTTTGATTGTAGACTTTAACCCACGTCGTAATCTTTCAAGCTTCCGTCTCTTCTCGTCCGCCGATGCTTGCCCTTCTACGTTCGAAGGTTGTACCGGTGTTGGGATTGGATCTGGAGCTGGTGCTGCTTTAGGTTGTTCTGGTTTTGATCCGCCGAAACACATAAGATTCTCCTTGTTGTTAGTTAAAATTTCTACCAGCCAACGGAGATAAAGGATCATATCTCTGGTTGCTGTTCCCCGAATTTATATTGCCCACTAGCGGATTATAAGCTTTCCCGCCTCTTTGAACTCTCTGATCATATAACTTTTGCGACATACTTCTGACAGGGAAAGCAAACGTAACAGCCAGCGCATCACCTTTGTTCGGAGAAGCGATCCCCTGAGACTTCATTATATCTTTTGACTTCAAATACGTCTTACCATAGTTCACGCCCGTTTCGCCAACCTTATATTCAGCGCTTACAAGATCCGTACACAACTCGCTATCGTCCGGTAACGCTGCGCCAGCTTGTAGCCACTTAATAATACTGTCCCACATTTCAACGCGCTTATTTAATAAACTCGGATCAGAACTGCCGCCGCCAAAATTCACTAGCGTCCATTTCCGGCCCATCTGTTTACCCATAGAGTAAAGACCGGATCCCCAGCCAATATCAATAAACACAGCATCAGCTTTATACTCATCTTCAAACTTTGCAACGTATCCAGCAAGCTGACCATCATCTTGCATCTTTCGGTAGGTAGCTAAAACTTTACACATTAAGCCTTGCCTTAAAACAACTGCCGTCTCATCGTCTCCAGACCAAGCCGGATCAACGCCGATAATAACCGGCGCGAAATTATACGCTTCTGGCCTTAAATGCTTTCCACGGGCAGCCTCCACGAGATCACTTGGTATGAACTGCATACTGGAGGTATGCGGGAACTCACCACGAACATGGACACGGAAGAAATCAGAATCCTCTCCATAATCCACTCGCCATTTTTCAATCTGCTCTTTGTTAGTATATTTGCATTTTCTTGTATCAATATGGCGGGTGAACCATCTGTGTCTGTGCACATGGAAACACGAATGGAACCTTCCCGTGTTTCTTGTGGGGTTTCCAAACACCGCCCAAATAATCTCCGTGTTCTCATCAGTCATCGCTCCTTCCGCCGTTTCCCAAATAATATCAGGTATAGCAGAAGCTTCGTCAAATATTAATAAAACGCGCTTGCCTGAGTTGTGTAATCCGGCAAACGCTTCTGGTTTACTGTCGCTCCACGGGATCTGATCAACCCGCCACGTTTTCTCGTGTTCGGGATGCGTGCTATAAATCGCCGTTGCTGTAACTGTAAACCAATGCTTACATATACTTAATCTATTCCATTTCGATACCTCAGCCCAAGTCTTTGTTCTTAACTGGTTTTCTGTATTTGCGGTTACAACGCCGCGGGTATCTTCGAATGTGCTCATTGCCCATAAGATCAACCACGCAACCAGACAAGTTTTGCCGGGCCCGTTTCCCGACGCCACCGCAATCCTGATAACTTCCGTTACGGTAATTAACCCTAACTTAAGTTTTTCAGAAACATCTTTAAGAACTTCGGTCTGCCACTTATCCGGCCCGTCGTAATTCTCTAATTCCCCTTTTTCCCACTCAAACGCGTATAGTACCCAGCCATAGGGATCTTGTGAATATTTACCCATATCTTCGACGAGCATCTGTTCGTTTATGACATTTGACATAAAGCTCCGTTCATAGAAAAAACCCACGTCTATCACACATCGCGCGATAAACGTGGGCTGGAAACTGACGTGATCAGGGCCAGAGGGGAAAACTTAGATTGTGGAGGCACTACATCTAGTACCTTACTATCTTTATACTACTACATATTGACAGGGAATGTCAACTATTTTACCATGTATTTAATATGGGCACTCGCAATTTGGTTCTCCATACGGAATAGGCTCAAGATTGTTTCCGTTATTAATTACCTGATAAACTCCCTTGGTGGACAAAACGATGATCTTTTCCTTGAACTGTATCATCTGGACAAATTCCTCACCTTCCGGCATAGGGATCCGTTTTATACCTCTTGGCTTAAAAGGTTGCGAAGTGAACGGATGGAAAGCAGCATCATCCGGATATTTTTTCAGCGGGTGTCGTTCTTCTTCTTTTAAGCAAGTAAGCTCGTTTTCTAGTAAAGCGGCCATAGCCAGCATTAACGGCTTAATAATCCCAGCTTCAATAGAATTCATAACTTTAGGCGTTTCCCTAGCCTGATAATACGACTCTAAAACTTTCTCGATCTCTTTGATCCGATCCATCTGATTCTCCTCAATATTACATATTCTGGTTGTTATTCTCCATCCATCAGTTTTTAACCGGAACTTCACGTTCTTCCCATATTTTCCATTGGATCTGGAGGCGTGTCCCCAACAAACTTAACAACGACCTCTTCATACGTCGCAGCAAAAATATCGGGCTTGCAAGGATAGAACTCTCCAGCAACTCCTTTTATAATGAAATCGCCTTTACTAGCCATCATGTCGCCTTCCAAGGTTCCAATAATAACTTCTCCTTTTGAACTTACGCTGATAGCATTCGTCTCTTCAATAAAAGTCGACAAATCAGATAAATTCTCTCCGTCCCACTCCAGAGCCTCAATTACTACCGGTTTCTTCCTGTATCTCTTTATCATCTTTTTCCCCCTCATTGCTGGTTATTACCACGTCTGCGTCAACTATGACCTCTTCCCCTTCCATATGAGCTGATCGTACCCTCAGGCCGTCAGCATTCTTCTCACGCGCGGTCTTAATGCGCTCTGCCAAAGTCCCAATAACTAAAACGTTTGTATCGCCTTTCTTTCCCCCAACATCCAACTGCTTACATAATTTCAACATTGTCTCTAAATACTTGTGCCGCGCTCCCCAATCCTCGACTTCGTACTTTTTATATACTTTCTGCCCGCGCTGCGTTCTTTCGTCAGTTTCTAAAGAAACGACCTTCGTGGCGTTCATTCCGTTAATACACTCTTTCACCCGTTCCTTATTCGTCATCCCCGCTTGCTCGAACAAATCCTGATAATTAGCGAGCGCTGGTACTTTATCAGCATCACGCCTCAACGCTACGGCTTTATTGAACCCGCTGGCCATTGCAGCATTGTACCGCGTCATCCCAAGTTTACGGTTGACCTTATACTTGCGCCTACGTTCCGTCCTGATCGCTTCCATCAGTACCTCCCGTCAACTGTTCGCCTATCAAATAAGGGATCATCCGCGTTATCGCGCTCTTATGCCACTCAATGATCTTATTCACAGCTCGCTCTTTATTGAAATCCCAGAACTCCTTATTGTCGCTTACCTCGCGATCCCCCATTAACTCGCCTACTATATCGTTTATCTCTTTCACCGATAACTTTACGTTCTTTGCGATATTCTCCTTGTCAATCATATTTACCGTCCCCTTCACCCTTTTAACTCGAAATTTATTTTCGCGGTTGGCTGGAAGAAAGATTGTAACTCTTTAGTCCTACCGCTATACGACGATAGGTTGGGGTTGCGAATCCCTCTGTGTTTACCTCCAGCCAACTTTATTAATCTACCAGAGAAATGGAAGTGTGTCAAGGTTTACATTTAATATTTCTCCTCTATTAAAAAAATAATATTTTATTTTCAGCACCGTCGAGCGTTCGTATGGACACCCCCCTATATCTTATATACTAGGGTTAACGGTCTGAATTCGGCTGAGTCCCTTTCAAAACTGGGATAGGGATCCTAACCAGATCCGATCCGATCAGTCAAGCGATCCGGCAACGCAACGCACCGATCCATTAAGGGAAGGCGCTGGGCTGTCCGGCTGTACTCTATGATCTGACCAGACGCACCAGATCTATTAGGGAAGGGAAGCATACTCCCAAAGGATCTAGAGCAGATCATTAGTGATTGTGCGAGATCAGGGGAAAATCCTTCTCTTTTCCTTTACCTTGTTTTGTTGTTGATCCAGATCCGGTGATTGATCCAGATCCGGTGATTGATCCAGATCCGGCGATTGATCCAGATCCGGTGATTGATCCAGATCCGGCGATTGATCCAGATCCGGCAAGATCTAAGCCCC